TATCTGGAAGTTCTACAACTAACGCTTTAGGTGGTTTAACCTCTAACTACTCAGTAGTTTACGGTTCTAACGCTTAATCAGTATAGAGCATTATAATATTTAAAGCAGATTGGCATTCATTTGTCAATCTGCTTTTCTATGCTTAACCATTTTTTGATATTGGTATGTTATTATAAGATAAAGACCAGATAATGCTAGCTTATTATATATCTCAATCCAACGAATACGTCATTAGAGTACAACCAACATCATCTGCACAACTTATTATGAGTTTGCAAGATATGTACACATTGGCAAACCTTACTGCTTCCCTTAGTGGAGCTACATACCAACCATACGAAAGTTATATTTCAGCAAGTATGACTATAAGTGGTGCTATTGTTGGTAGTGAATATAGAGCAGCACTTTATTGTTCAGGAAGCACTGACTCAATTTGGAATGGTTCAATACAAGTCTACGCATCTCAATCAACCGATAAATCAGTATACGAAAACCAAATACCGCCAGTAACTTCGCACGCTAGTGAAAACAGATATATAATTTTGACTTAATATGAAACAACAACAAAACTTTGCAGTAGTCAATGTAGATAACAATCAATTACCTATTATCAATGAGGATACTAAAACACGTTACAATTGGATTCCATTCGGTGTGTACGGACATGATGATTTCTTTGATGCTGTAACAACTACTTTTAGTGTATCAACTACAAACAATGCCTGTATAGAAGGTATTGCCGATTTAATATTCGGTAAAGGTTTGTATAGTAAAAATGAAGTATTCAATGAAACGCTTCAAAAGATGATACCACAAGAAGAAGTTAAAAGAGTAGCGTTTGATTTAAAGTTGTATGGTAACTCAGCATTTCAAGTATATTGGAACGATGAGCATACAAAGATAATTAAAATGTTTCACATTCCTATTCAGACTCTTAGAGCTGAAAAGTTATATGGTAATAGTAAGATTCAAAACTATTACTATTGTATTGATTGGAATGACCAAAGAAAGATAAAAGATAAAAAGAAGATTCCTGCATTTGGAACTTCAGAAGATAAAATGGAAATCCTTTACATTAAGAACTATTGTCCAGGATTATATTACTACTCTCTACCTGATTGGGTTGCAGCAATGCAGTTCGCAATATCAGAAGGTGAAATCAGTAACTTACACTTAAACAACATTACAAATGGTTTCTTACCGGCAGTAATGATTAACTTCAATAATGGAGTTCCTGCACCTGAAGAAAGAGAAACAATAGAAGATTTAATTCAGGCTAAGTTTACAGGTACGGATAATGCCGGCAGATTTATGTTATCATTCAACGATGACCCTGCTACTAAACCAACTATCGATGTAATCAATATAGAAAACTTACATGAAAAATATCAATATGTTGCAGATTATACGCAAGACCGTATCCTCGTTGCTCATAGAGTTACCTCTCCTTTACTTTTTGGCATCAGAACTGCTAACAATGGTTTTAGTTCTCAATCAGAAGAAATGAAAACGGCATTCTCTATTATGCAAACAATGACTATATCTCCATTCCAAAACGTAATTTTAAACTCATTAGATTACGCACTAAAGATGAGTGGATTTGCCGATTCACAAATATACTTTGAGCAATTAACTCCATTAGTAATTCTTTCTCAAACAGCAGATGAAAGTGGTAAATCAATTGCGCAAGTTGAAGATGAAACAAATAAATCAATGGAGAATCCAGCAACAACGGATGATGGACAAGACCAAACAACACAAGATGCTATTCCACCAAAGGAATCTAATATGGAAGAAGAGTTCGATGATATAAATTTTATCAGAACAATGGGAACAAGTAATGCATTTTTCACAAAAGAATTTAATTAAACAAATATATGGGATACGCACTTTTTATAAACAGAAACGATATCATTAAGAATACTCCTTTACAGGGAGCTATTGTTGCAGATGCTTTGTTACCATTTTGTAGAACAGCACAAGATAAATACTTAAAGAATTTATTAGGTACTGTTTTATTTGAATATCTACAAGCACAAATTGTAGCAGGAACTGTTAGTAGTTTAAATGCATATTATCAGGCATTATTAGATGACCAAATTAAAAATACTTTGATTTGGTATAGTTGTGTTGAGTATATTCCATTCAGTTCTGTACAATTCAAATCCAATGGCGCTGTGAAGCAACAGAGTGAGCAAGGTATTGCTCCAACTAAAGGAGAGATAGATTACCTTCTAGCAAAGGCTCAGTCAAATGCTGACTACTATGCGTTGAGATTACAAAACTATTTGATTGCATATTCTCAATTCATTCCTCAGTATTTACAATCAGTTGGTAATCAAACTCAGATATATGCTGACCAATCGAATCAATATTTTGGTGGTATACAATTGTAAACAATATGAGTGCAATAATTTCAAATACAAATGTAAACTATTCACTATACTACAATTTGCTTAATGCAATTGCAGGTTATTGTGGAAACCATCCTTCTATTGCAACAGTAGGTAATGATGATTTATCAGACTTTGATGAAAGGGAATTTCCAAACTATCCAGTAGCAAATATTACTATTAAAGAAGCAGTGTTTAAAGAAACTACAACTGATTGGGAAGTTTATATTCTTATTGCTGACAAATACAAAGATAAAAATAACGAATCTAATCCAACAAATAATGAAATCACAGTTCCTTTTTTTGGTCCTGATGATATGATGGATATATGGGCTAACACAATGAGTATAATGAATGATATAACTGCATTTATTCAAAGGGGATTGACAGGATTCGAAATAAACGAAGATATTAAATGTACAAATTTCCACGAGAGATTTGATTCAGGTTTAGCAGGATGGGAAGTAACATTTACACTAACAACACACAACGATAAGAATCGTTGCTTATTTGATTTATATCCAACTAACTAATATGGCAAACCCTATAATAAGTAATACAGGTACAAATTATTCACTTTACTATAATGTAATAAATTATTTTAAAACAATAATGAGTAATCACCCATCTATTGAAGCAGTTACGTTTGGTGATGCTTGGGATATTGGAGAAAGACAATTTCCTGCATATCCAATGGGTAACATACTAATATTAGAAAGTGATTTTGGAACTAATGTAACAAATTATAAAGTTCAACTGATTGTTGCTGATAAAGTTAAGAATAAGAATAACGAATCAAACGCAACAAACAACGAACAAACAATTCCACTATTTGGAGTAGATGATAAAGCAGATGTATGGGCAAACACATTGGCAATTATAAATGATTTAACATCTTATACGCAAAGGGGGGTGCAAGGATTTGAGATAAACGATGATATTGTTTGTACACCATTCGCCGAACGATTCGATAATGGTTTGGCCGGTTGGCAGGCTGAGTTTACTTTAACAACTCACAACGACCGAAATCGTTGTCTTTTTTTTTTAATACCCGTTAACCAGGGTTTTATAATTGAGAATTGTTTGACAGGTGATAGATACAAAGCAATATTAGATACTAAAACTTATTCAGCAGCAGTTGGTGGTGTATTCAGTACTGTAAAACAACCTGGTGATTCACTTACTTATTCTAATTTGGTATGTTATACAATAGTAGAACCGATTGAAGCTGAGGATTGGGATTTGGTTAATTTACCAATATTACGACCAGGAATGATTCAAAATTGTACAACGTGTAATTTATGGATTAATCCTAAAGTATGGGGAACAACACCGGCATCGTGGAGTGGAGCAAATGCGGATTTTAGAACTTGGATAACTGATTAAAATATAAAAAACAAACAATGGGTAATTTATCAAACCTTTACATATCACAAAGTTTTCAATCTCTAATTCATTTAGGGACAGATAATACAGCAAGCGCTGGATTAACTACTTTACAAGATGGATATGGTAACTCAATTGGAATTGAAGTAAATACAGGAGGAAATTTATATCTTTCAGGAAGTTTAACTGCATCTTTACAACAAGGATACATTTATGTTGGTAATGCAAGTGGAAAAACAAGCGCATTTGCCACATCATCTTTAGTTGCTACTGTTAATACAGGCAGTTTAGTAACAACTGCTTCATTTAACTCTTATACTCAATCAACGAATATAAGATTAAATAACTTAGAAAGTACATCGGCTAGTGTCAATGTATCAATTTCAAATTTAAACTTAACTACGAGCTCCTTTGCTACTTCTATAGCGAATCTAAACTCTAATAGTGCAAGTGTTAATACTTCTATTAGTAATTTAAATTCTGCAACACAATCACTTCAATCACAATTGGCTACAATAGGTGGACAAAGTGGTAGTTGGATTACTGAATCTGAAACAGGTTCGTTTGCAAGATACGATGTAAGTAATCCTTGGTCAGCAAATCAGACATTTACAAATATTAGTGCAACATCTGCTTCTATTAGATATCTTACTGTTCTTTATGAAACAAGTTCAGTAATTTACTCATCAGGTTCAAATCAATTAGGAGATGAATTAACTGATACTCAAATCCTTTCAGGTAGTGTTAAGATACAAGGGGGCTTAACAATAAACGGATTAGATGTAACCGGTTCTCTAAATAATTTAAATTCAGCAACTGCATCTTTGCAAGGCCAATTAAATAATATTGGTTCTCAAAGTGGTAGTTGGATTACTGAAAGTGAAACAGGTAGTTTTGTAACAACATCTTCATTCAACGCATATACATCATCTACTAATCAAAGATTAAGTTCATTAGAAACAAATTCTGCGAGTGTAAATACTTCTATAAGTAATTTAAATTCAGCAACTGCATCATTTAGTGCAATTGTAACTTCATTAGTTGCAGCAACTGGCTCATACGCAACAACTGCTTCAAATAACTTTACAGGTAGTGAGAACATATCGGGTTCAATGAGTTTAATTGGACCTATGACACTTTCTGATAGAACGAGTGGTAACGCATCTTCTTTGGTAACTCGTTCAGGTAGTATAGTATTTGTTGGACAAGGATTTACTTCAGGTTCGGCTAACTTAGCACATATATCTTCATCAGGTAACTTTATAAACATATTGATGAAGAATACGGATACTACTCCTGATACAATTATTTCAGGTAGTGGTAATATATTCTTAAACCCTGCAGCACCTACTACTGATTTTAAAAGATATATGACTGGTGGTAATATAGCAATTGGTGGAGCTGGTGTGGCAATTCCACAAATATCAGCTTCAATGGCTTGGTCACCTGTAATTGCAAATAACATATTTGCTGTATCAGCAACTCCATTATCATTTAGAGGACCTGTAAGTTCATCACAATCTCTTTTAAATAATAATATATTTGCCGCTGGTGTTTTAACTTTAGGTCCTTCAGCAGCTCTGAATTTTGAAAAGGCTTTTTCCGGTACAACTTTCACTGGTAACGTACTTACAGGTAACCTTAACGCAGTAGCAAATAAAACGATTTTATCTTCTTCGTTTCAAGCAACAAATAATACAATTGGAGGAACTTTAGGTATATTTGCTGATAGTTCATCTGTTGTATTTACAAATAATATAAACTACGGAACTACAAACGTATATAACTCATACGATAGACCGGCAGGTGCTTCAACTAACTTTGTAACTTTACAAAGAAACGTAATAGTTGGTACAAGTACTAACATATATTATTCAGGTTCTGCGGCAACTGCTACTGGTAGAATATTTGAAGGTAACTTATTCGTGGGTATATTTAACTCAGCATCATTAAACTTAGTTGGTGATGCATCTCACTTACAAGCAACTGCAGTAATTGGACATGGATTAAACGTAACTGGTAGTTCTCAAAGAGTAAATACCGCATTAACACAATCAGTAGGTTCTGCATTCTTTGGTAGACATAATGACCAATTAGGAAATAAAGCAAAAACTGCTGAAACTATTTTCGCAATTGGTACAGGTACTCCAACAGTTCCTAAGACTGGATTCTTAATTGATAGTGGTAGTAACACATTTGTTGAAGGAACATTAAGTATAAGTGGTAGCACTTCATTGACAGGTAGTTTAACTATTCAATCAGGTAGTGCATTCTTTGCAAATGGTAATAGACAATTCAATGTAGGTGCATTCCAAAGTGGTGTAACTCAATCAGGCAGTGCAAACGTTTCTCAATCAATGAATTTTGAAACAACTGATATATCACAAGGTGTATCAATTGTATCTAATAGTAGAATTACATTAGCAAATAGTGGAACATACAATATACAATTTTCTTCACAATTTGATAGAATTGCTGGTAGTGGAAATGATACAGTATATGTTTGGTTAAAAAAGAATGGAGTTAATTACAATTCATCAGCGGGAGTATTAACAGTTAGTGGAGGAGCAGCTGCAGCAAAAGCAATTGCAGCATGGAATTATGTAGTTGATACACTTAGTACTGATTATTGGGAATTGTGTTGGCAAGCAAGTGATACTAATATTCAAATGATTACATTCCCTGCAGGCGGTAATATACCATCAATTCCATCAGTAATACTAACAGTCACACAAGTAAGATAAGATGCCTACTTTAAAAGATATTGCTAAACAGGTCAGTGCTTTAGTAGTAAACAAAGCACCGCAAAGCAAAAAAGGTTCTAATGGTAAAAGACCTGGGAACCTCAAAAGGGCATTAGCAAGAGCAAATAAGCCTGCCGATATATTAGACGAGAAGAAGGATGGGTCGTTCTCATTTACTATCAACTATGCTCCCCCTGGGGCAGTTTATGGACAATGGTGGAACGACCCTACGGTATCACAAACAGTTAGAGACCAAAAAACTGGTAATGATGAATCTATAAACTTTGCTGATAAAGCATTAAACTCACCTATAATAGATTCCTTAGTTGATGATTATACAAATGAAATAGCTAAGAAAGTAGCAGCTCAAATACAAGCTGCTATTGATGATTTAGAATAGCGTTCAATACTTTTCAGGAATTATAGGTTATAATAATAAAAGATTTCTGAATGTCACTTAGCATAACTCAAACTCCGGCATCCTGCTCATTAGCACAATCACCAATAATATTTTCAGTATTGGAAAATACACCTGTGATTAACTCATCTTCATTTCAATATGTAGGTGAATTGTACTATTGGACTGGTTCATTGAATGCATCAAGTTCAATAGCAAATTATACAATTGTAAAATATCCTAACAATACAGGTACAGGTATATTTGATTTAAATAGAATTATAAATTCAACTCTAACTGATTTAGCAATACAAAATACATCTAATGTAGAATATTTTGCAGTAGATTTTTATTGGCAATGGTTAAGCGGAAGTGCATACACAACTGGCTCACACGTTAAATCTAAAACATATAAAGCATTAGATGGATATCAAATATTCCAAGAATCAATTGGACAAGCATTAAATACTTTAAGTCCTTACTATCCACTATTAACGGATGGGCCGGCAACTCAATCAGCATTTGATTTCAATTATGGAACGACTGGTGTTTATGTTGGTGATATAGGTGCAACAATACCTACAAAGATTGTTTATACATCTAATTTAGGAACGGCTAATTATAACGTTAGTTCATCTGCATCTTCATCAGGACAAATATATCAATATCCAATCGGACCATCTCAAAGTGGTTTTCCATTATCAACAACTAACTTAACATATTTTAAAGTACAGGCATACAATGGTGCAACTCCATTAGGACAATCTATTCAATATGATATAGTTTGTAATCAAAGATATCCTAACGTAAGAATTAAATGGAAAAATCGTTTTGGACAATTTGACTATTATAATTTTAATATGGTTAATCGTCAATCATTCCAAACTGAAAGAAGAACATATCAACCACAATTGGGAAGTTGGGAAGCAAGTTCATTATCTTATAACAAATATGATAGTTCTAATTTAAATTATATTGTAGATTCTAAACAGGCAATATCAGTAAACTCTTATTGGTTACCTGAAGATTATAATGATGTATTAAAAGAATTAATGGTATCAGATGAAATTTATTGGGTATACGATGAGCCAAATGCTTATGTAAGACCTTTAACTATTGCAACACAAAACATAGTATTTAAAACAGGTGTTGTTGATGGATTAATTCAATACCAATTTGATTTCAATTACGGACAAGCATACAAGCTAATATTATAATATGGGAGTTATATCAACACAATCCTTTAGGTTTAGATTAGTAGCAAATGGACAGCAATTAGATACATTCCAAGAAGAAGATATTAAATTATCTAATAATGTAACTGGTCTATTTGATTTAGGTATTTTGCCTTCTGATTTTACTCGTCAAATAACCTTACCAGGTTCTAAAATAAACAATGCTTTTTTTGAGCATGTATATGATATTTCAATTAATAATCCATTTCTATTTGCAACCAACATTAAAGTTGAATGTTATTTAGATTTTGGTGGAATTTATTTATCACAAGGATACCTTCAATTAAATAAAGTAAACGTAATTGCTAATAAGTTTATTGACTCATATGAAGTAACTGTATTTGGTACATTATCTTCATTTGGTAGAGATGTAAATAGAGCATATATAACTGAATTAAATTCATTAACAAAATACAATCATACATCTTCTTTACAAAATATTACAGCAAGTTGGGCAGGTAATTTATTTAATGGAGATATAGTTTATCCTCTTGCAGAATACGGACAACAAATTACTTATTCACCTGAAGAAAATAACTTTGGTATAGATTCGGAATATGGTGGATTATGTGTGCAAGATTTTAAACCTGCAATTAGAGTTAAAAAAGTATTGGATGCAATATTCCAAGAAGCAGGATATACATATACTTCATCTTTTCTTGCTGAGTCTTGGGTAGATAATGTTTATATGATTTGTAATAACGCATTAAAATATCCTGAATATGCAACTGTTGACCCGGAAACATATGGTTTATTTAAAATGGGACCAATTTCTGGTAGTACAAATGTAACAATGTCAGCATCAACTGATTTACAATTACCTTGGAATAATGTACAAACAAATCCTGGAGGTAATATGGATGCAGGTACTTTAATATGGAGTACAGCATATCCAACTCAATTGAGAGGTGTAATAAATCTTAACTTTCAAATAAGTTCATCAACTCAAAGTATTCCTGTTTTTGCATTAAGAATAAAAGATGCTAATACAAACGTACAAACATCAAATCAAAGATTAGGTAATATCAATGATTATATGACACAAATAAGTTTGTATAATGCAGGACCTACAAAACCACAAACATTTGAATTATCACAACAATTTAATAGTGGATTATTACCATCAGGTAGTTATAAGTTTTATTTAGAATATGAGAATTCTGGCGCTGGAAGTGTGCAAGTTGTATTAGACCCAGGTACTAATTTAAAATCTTATTTAGAAGTTAATAAAGCAACTTCAATAGGTGAAGGATTAGTAATGGATATACCATCTAATATGCCATATGGTACAAAAGGAATTAAGCAAATTGATTTTATTACAAGTTTACAAAAGAAATTTAACTTAGTAATTTATCCAAATAAAACTAAATTAAATGAATTCATAATTGAAACATTTAATCAATGGTATAATAGAGGTGAGGTAAAAGATTTCAATAAGTATATTAACTTAGATGATAAGATAGAAGTAATTCCATCAAATAACTTTGCTGTAAATAATTTAAACTTTGGAGATACTTTAGATGGAGATTATATTTCTCAACAATTTGCTAAACAGGCAAATAGAGAATATGGTAAATCATATTATGTAGATACTGAAAACTTTTTCTCACAAGGAACATTTGAAGTAAAAACAGGCTTTGCATCTGACCCATTAATTCGTTTGAATGGTACAGGTCTATCAGGTAGTGTTGGTGGTATTACGCCTCCTGCACCATCTTATTACTATGTAGGAACTTTAAAAGTAAGTAGTAAGCCGGCTGGAATAGATACTTGTTATTCAACTACATACGTTCCAATTTATACAACAACTGGTGAATTAGCAACTGGTTTAATTGCATATACAAACGAATACGGAACTGCATTCTTAACACAAAAAAGAAGTATAGTAAATTATGATGACCATATTTGGGATGTTAATTTCTATACAGGAGAAATAGGATACGATAGTGGAGATACTTGTACACTTTAAAAATAAATTATGGCTCAGATTATACCTTTATACATACCAACATACATAGGAAGTATTGATTACAAACCTGTTAGAGTTTTACCACACATTTATTTCTATAATGGTATGGTAGAATGTCAAAACTTTTATATTCAAGGATTTCAGTATGGTTCAACAGGTAGTGTATATCCACAAATAGAAGACCATTTTCCATATTTTGATAATTACAATGTAGTAACAGGTAGTTTCCCAACACAAAATTCTAAATCACTTCTTTTTAATAATGAAGTTTCTTCGTATGGTACTACACCAACTGGAAGTTTATATTCTGAATATTGGGAAACATATGTAAATCTTTTGTATAATCCTAGAACAAGAGTTTTAAATTGCTCTGCAATTATTCCTCTTGCTGATTATTTTAAAATGGAATTAAATGATATAGTAGATTTTAGAGGTAACTATTATCATCTTCGTGCAATAAATGATTACTCACTTAAAACAGGTGAATGTAATTTACAATTATTAGGTCCAATTATACCTGATGCTTTAAACCGTCAATTACCTTTTAGTGATTGGTTTAAAGTTGTTGATTGTTTTAATTCAAATGTGTATTATACCAGCGGATATCCTAATGGAACTTTTACAACAGGAAGTATTGTTACAAGTCGTATTAGTGGTTCAGCAACTGCTACTGCTTTAACAATTACTGATAAATATAGTAATGAACCAACCGGTTCTTTAATATCCATTACAGGTTCTACTTGGAGTTCATGTCCACCTGCTACTGTATATTATACAACAAAACAATGTAATAATAATGCTAGCATATATTCTGTTGGTTATCCATTTGGAACATTTGATGTAAATCAAATTGTAACAACAGGTCCTGTTTTTGGAAGTGAAAGAATAGTAAGAGTTGATTCTGAATCAGACACTCCATCTATTTTACCTAAGACATCATTAACGGCATCTGTTTATACTACTTGTCCTTAATATCACTAATAGAAACAAATTAAATTGTTATAGCAATATGTTTAAGAATATAATTGACTTACTTACATTATCAGAATACAAAGGTGTATCTGAGAATATAGAAATAGCAAAAGGCAAATACCAAATACCAAGCACGTGGAAAGCGGCATGGTATAAAATAAAAAGACACTCATGGCAGATAAGACAATCAAAGTAAAGGTTGATGTAGAAACCGATGTAGAGCCATCAATAGCACAACTTAAAGCTCTTAAAAGAGAATTAAAGAACACTGCAGCTGGTACTGAGGATTTCCAAAGGTTGCAACAGCAAATTGATGACATGACGGATTCAATTAAATCTGCAAAAGCAGGTGCGGGTAACTTTACTGAAGTATTAAGTGGATTACCAGGACCTATCGGAGATGTTGGTAGTAAAATTTCAGGTGCAGTTGATGTAGCTAAAAAGTTTGGTGGATTAAAGTTTACTGATATTAAAACATCATTTGCTGAATTAGGTAAAGATTTAAATGAAGCAATTTCAGGATTAGGTAGACTTACAGGTATTACAAAAGTATATACAGTTATAAATGGTGCTTTAGCTAAATCATTCCAAGCAGTTGGTGTTTCGGAAGGAGCAGCAGCGGCAGGAGCATCTGCTTTATCAGCAGCCTTAGTAGCAACAGGCATTGGAGCATTGGTTGTAGGATTAGGTTTGGCATTTAATGCATTGAAGGAATTAGTAACAGGTGAAGAAGCAGCAAAAAGAGCAGCAGAAGATTTAAATAATGCAATAGAAGACCAAAATAAATTATTTGAATTAAATGCTAAATCAGCAGAAAATAGAAACAAAGTTACAATTGCTAGAATGAAAGCACAAGGTGCTACTGAAGCTGAAATTAGAAAAACACAAATAGAAAATACAAAATCTGATTATGAACGTGCATTAGCTGCAGAAAATGAAGCAGTTGATTTATATAATAAAAATTTAGGTAAGGGAGATACAGAATCGTTTAAAAAATTACAAGAGAACTTAGATAAAAGACAACAGGCAACAAAAGATGCTTATGCAACTTATTTAGAAACTGGATATAATGCAAAAGCTGATGAGATAAAAGCTGAAGAAGCTAAAAATAAAGAATTAGCAGGTAAAGCAAAAGCAGCATCTGATAAAAGATTATCTGAAAGAAAGCAAGAATTGGCTGAACTTAAAAAAGGATTAGATGATGCACGTTTAGAATCACTTTCAGCTAGAGGTAAAGAAGAAGGAGTTGTTAATGAAAAATATGATAAATTAAAAGCATTAGCAATTAAGTATGGTGAAGATACAAAAGTAATTGAGCAAGGAAGAGCTAAAGAATTACTTACTATTGCAGATAAATACTCTAAAGAAGAGATTGATAAACGAACTAAACAATTAGAAGAATCATTTGCAAAAGAGCAAGGATTATTAGATTTAAGAGTTGCTAAAGGTGAATTAACTGAAAAGCAATATCAAATTGAATTATATAATTTAAGAAAACAATATGCAATTCTTAACGAAGCATTAGGGCAAGATGAAATAGATTCAGCATTAGATGCTAGAAAGCAGTTTGATTCTCAATTAAAAGCTCAGGTTCAAGATGAAATAAATGTTTTGAATACAGCTAGGACAAATGAAATAGCTCAATTAAAAGATGATTTTAAAAATAAAAAAATTACTAAGAAACAATATAATGAACAATTAATTGCTATTGGTAAAGAGTATGATGCTAAAGTAGAAGAAGTTAGAAAGCAAAATCAAGCTATTACTCAAGCAAATATAAAAGATGATTTTGAAAAAGGAAAAATAACACAACAACAATATGCTGATTTAACAACCGCTTTATTTAATAAAAGTTTACAAAAAGAACAAGCAGATTTAAAAGCTCAATTAGATAATAAACAAATAACGGAAGAAAAATATGCACAAAAATCATTAGAGTTAGCAAGAAAGTACTCTGATTTAACAACTTCTTTGGCTTATGAAACTTTACAAAAAGAAGAAGCAGATTTAAAAACATCTTTAGATAAAAATGAAATAAATCAATCTGAATATAATGCAAAGATATTAGATAAGAGAAAACAATTTGCAAATGTAATTCAGCAACAATCAGCTACTGAAATGGCTTCACAAGAAGCTAGTTTAAAAGCTGCATTAGATTTAAGATTAAATAATTTACAAACTGCTACACAAACTGAACAAGATAAATTAAAAAGTGGATTAGATAATAAATTAACTGAATTACAAACTGCATTACAAAATCAAAAAATAACTGAAGATGATTTTAATGCACAAAAATTAGCTGCAGAAACTGAATACGATTCTAAAGTATTGGAAGTAAAAAATAAATTTACTTCAGATTCAGTATCAGCACAAACTAATTATGATAATCAAATAACTGGATTAAAAGAAGCAGCATTAGCTAAGAATAAAGATTTAATTACTGCTGAAACTGATTTAAGTAAATTTCAATTAGAAGAAAAAAAGAAAACTGCCGAAGAAGAAAGAGGTATAATCGCATTAAGATTACAATCTCAAATAGAAGCATTGGATGCTGAGAATCAAAGAGTAGAAGGTGATTATCAGCAAGATTTAGAAAGATTAACTGCTAAAAGAGAATTAATTGCAGAAGCTGAAGCAAATGATTTAGCAAATACTGAATTAACTGAGTTTCAAAAGACTGAGATAAGAAAGAAATATGCTGATGAAAGAAAGAACATTACTGACCAAGAAATAGCAACTGAAAAAGCAGCACAACAAGCAAAAGTTGAATTACAACTTGCTTACTTAGATTTGTTTTCTCAATTTGGAAGTACATTAAAAGCATTAGCAGGTGAAAATAAATCACTTCAAATTGCAGGTATCGTAATTGAACAGGCAGCAGCAATTGGTAAGATTGTAGTTAATACAGGTATAGCTAACGCAAAAGCATTGGCAGCATCACCTTTAACCTTTGGACAACCTTGGATAGCAATCAATACTATATCAGCAGGTTTGAGTATTGCAACATCTATTGCAGGTGCGGCTAAAGCAATTCAACAAATTAATGCGGTTAATACAAATAATCCATCACCGAATGGTAGTGGAGCAGGAGGAAGTGTAGCAGGTCCAACGGCACCAGCGCCGGCATACGCAGGAGCACCTGCAGCACAGGCAGCACCACAAATACAAGGAACAACCGGTGTGAATGCTTCATCTCAAATTGCACAAACAATAGGTGCACAAAAAGATGTTGTAAAAGCATACGTTGTAAGTGGAGATGTTACATCACAACAGGCATTAGATAGAAGAACAAATAGAGCAGCAACATTTAGTGGGGGATAACCATTTTTTAAATTAAAAGTGTTAATACAATATGAGCAAAGTATATGAATTAGTAATTGAGGATAAGGAAGATGAGATTTTTGCAATCTCATTGGTAGAGAATCCTGCTATTGAATCCGATTGGGTTTACTTTGATAAAGAAGTAATTCAATTTGCTGCAATAGATACTGAACAAAAAATGTTGATAGGACCTATTCTTATACCTGATAAAAAGATATTAAGACTAGATGCCGAAGGACAACCTTACCACGTATTCTTTACAAAGGAAACTGTTAAGAAACTTGCTCAAAACTATTTAAAAAAGAAGTATACTGATTCTGCAACTTTAGAACATGAAAATAAAATAAAAGGAGTAGATTTAGTAGAGAGCTGGGTTAAGGATGGCCAATTAGATAAATCAAACAACTATGGTTTAAATGTACCAAAAGGAACTTGGTTAGGAATCTTTAAAATATCAGATGATAAACTTTGGACTGATTTCATAAAGACAGGCAAAGTAAAAGGGTTCAGCATTGAGGGTTTATTTAGTCATAAATTAGTCGAAGCATCTATGGTGGAGGATTTACTCTTAGATAAAAATATCACCGAACTAAGCAACTCTGAAGCGGCAAAAGTATTAAAGAAATTAAAGTATATAATTAAATCTGATAAGAGATATAAAGCAGGTAAAACTCTTTTAGAAGAATCTCATTCAGATTATCCTCAAGGTGTAAAAAATAATGCAAAGAAAGGAATAGAGTTAAACCTTAAAAATAATAATAAATGTGCAACACCGGTAGGTAAAGTTCGTGCACAACAATTAGCTAAAGGTGACCCAATTTCAGTAGAAACAATAAAGAGAATGTATTCTTATCTTAGTAGAGCAGAAGCATACTATGATGAAACTGATATGAATGCATGTGGAACTATCTCATATCTTTTATGGGGTGGTAAAGCAGCATTAGCATGGTCACATAATAAATTAAAAGGATTAGGATTGATTGAAGCAGAAGGTAAACCTTCAACAGCAGGTTCATCTTATCCAGGTCAAGCAGCAAACGGATATGTAGCACCTGCTTTATTAGACCCAAAGACATTAGGTG